TCGTAGTTAATATAAAGAATCTGACCTTTGTATTTCTCAATACTTCCAGCCTTTTCTATTTGAGCTTTAACAACCTTTTCATTATCGTTAAAGACATCAATAACTTTTACATCTTCAACTTTTAGTTCAGTCCATTGTTCACTAACTAAAACCTTTCCATTGTATTTTTTAGAATCCTTTTCACCTATTCTAACATTTTCAAATGGTATAACCTTTGGGTTTACTGGTTTATAGTTTAGATTATAACTAAAGTGTATTGCTACACCTCTAAACTCTGAAAGTGAATCCGCTATATCTTCTGAAAAATCAAAAAGCCTTTGTCCTGTATTTTTATTTATAATAATGTCATCACTAGATCCAAAACCTTTGCCAATAATATACTGCGTTAATATCGCTAAAGACATTTTAGCAGTTACACTATTATTAATAAGCCTATCAACTCTTTCAGGATAGGCATTATCTACACCATTGGTATATATTTCTAGTTTCTTATCCCACTTAATTAAGCGTTTGAAGATGTCTAAAAATTCAACTCTTGGAGTTTTTATTTTTGACATGACTTACTTTTTAGATTTACGCTTTCTTTTAGGCTTTTCGGTTTCTTTTACTTCAACCTCTTGAACTTCTTTTACTTCAACTTCCTGTACTGGAAATTTTGAAAACAAATAAGATATATCAAAATCTTTTTTAACATCTTGATAACGCTTAATTAATTTCTTAGCGTAATCATCTGTTAAGTTTCTGTTTGTTACTCTTATGTTTGAACCAAAAGCTAAAGGCAAACCCTCTCTTTTTTTATGAAGTTTGTAATTGCAATCATTTTCCATATCTGAAATAAGATTAACGTAGTTATTATAATATTTTGCTATACACTTATTACAACCTGCGTTTACGTGTGCGCCTGTTAAAGTTGTATAGTCTTTTAAAAAGTGTTGTAGGTATCTAACACCCTCACCATCTTTATTAGTGAGGATGCTTTCTATACCTATATCAATCCAATTATGCCTGTGCAAACTTAGCTTCAAAAGCTGCTAATGTTGTAGCGTAATCAGTTTCTAACAATGTGTTAGGTAGTTTAGGTTCTTCAAAACCTTCCGTAGAAGCTAAAGAGAACTGTAAAACTCCATCATTTTCGTTAGAGTTCCATGTCGCAGTTTGTAATTCTAAACCGCTTTCTAATCCTAAGATTAAAAACGCTTCTGCATTAGATGCGCCCTTCCATTTTCTGTCAATTACTGCAACGTATTTAGCACCCTCCGACATAATGTTTACTTGTTGCTTATTTGCAGCAGAAACATTTAATACAACACCGTTAAAAGTATGTGTATATTTGTCAGAACTAAATTCTTTTTTAACTAATTCACTCGAAGCGGAATTTATTTGCTTGACACCTTGTAAAAGGAATCCTGTTTTTCCACTTAATAACTGAAAATTAGTAACTATATCACTATTCGCAGCATCAAATGTTGTAGCAGCTACATCTATATCCGCAACATTAACCAAAATTATATCGGTTTCTAATCCACCAACAGGTGAATTGTCGCAATCGTATAGTATATCTGCTGTAATTAATCCTTCACACGCCATATTATTGTGTTTTAAAAGTTAAAATAACTGCGTAAATTAATACGCAGCTACTGTTAAATAAGTTTCTAAGTGTTTTGCATCAATAGTGTAAACACCATCAATTACATTCACTTTATTATAACGGTCAAAGAAAGCATCTACCGTACCGAAATCACCATCTGCTAAAGTTCCTACTGGAATATTAGAAGGAGTTGTTAAAACAGCTCTATTAGGTAGGTTGTAAACCGTTCCATTATTTTCGTAAGCAGTAATAACTCTATCCCAAATATCCATTCTTACAACTTCGATACCCCTGTAAGTCAAAGTAACTTGACCACCTTCGTTAATCATAGTGTTACCTGCACCGCTGTTTTGAATTGATTCTAAATCGTTTAGATAACCATCCCAAATCGTTCTAGTTACATAGAATTTTTTATCATCACGTGTTAATAAACGAGAATCAGCAGCGTTATACATTGATTTTAAATAACCTATTGAAGCATCAGCAGGAAGTGCTTGTAATACATAACTAGCACCAGCATTTTCTGTGATTTCAACGTAGTTAGAATCACCAGTTGTTACCTCTGCAAAGATTTGTTTAAACAAACCATCAAAAGTATTAAAGTAATCAGGGTCAGTTCCATTAGTTAAATCTCCACCGTTTGCTATTGTATCAGCAGCAGTATCACTAAACCATACTTTACGCAAAAGGTTTTCTGTAAATCCATCAATTACTTTAGCAACAAGGAAACTTCCAATAGTTGACTGTGAACCTTCAATTACATTGTAAAAATCTGGATTCATTCTAGACATTTGACGTAAAAGTTTATCTTGTGCGTTTACATCAGCAGAACAATGTTCTAATCTGAAATCTTCATCAACTGGACTCCAAAACTTCTCAGTTAATACAATTCCGCTTACTGCGTTAGGAGTACAACCTGTTACGGCTTTACCCATTAAGCCCATTCTACCAGCAAATACAATTTGTTGGTTATACTTGATACCTGTTTCAATATCATGTAGAGCATTTAGAGCAGGATCACCAAACGTTAATTCGTCGATAACTCTTGCCCAGTCTTTTAATTCTTCTGGGTTAAATGAAAACCCGCTAGTTACTGCACTTGCCATATCTTATTTTCTTGTTTTAAGTTTATTTAATGCTTTTTGAGCTGGTGATAATTCAGCACCATCCTCTTTTTTGTCTTTCTTAGAATCAAAATCAAATCTTGAAGTAATTTGCTTTTTAAATTCTTTTACCTCTTTTGTAAGGTTAACTACTAATTCTTTTTGAGTTTCAACTTCTGTTTCAACTTCTAATTTAGCAGTCTTTAGTTGCTCATTCTCTAAACGCAAAGCATCTAATTGAGCTTGCATATCTTCTGAATCAGCACCCTCTTCCATTTCAATTATTTCTGTAAGTTCACCACCTGCAAAAACAAACGTCTTACCATCTGGCAAAACATATTCACCATCAGCAGGCTCACCATCTACACTAGCCAATGAGCCTAATGTAATTTCTTGACCTTCCTCAATATCAGGAAAATCTAAAGTAGCACCGTTTGCATCTTGTACCATTATGTTACTTACTTTTGTTTTTAGTAAGTTCATAATTTTTTCAAAACCAGATTCCATCCAGCTTTTATCCTCTTTTGTCATATTATTTGTGTTTAAATTTAAATACGCTTTTGCAACCATTGGAAGGTCCGCTTGATTTGAAAAACCTAACTCTAATGCCTTAACACCATCTAACCAAGTTTCATTTTTTAGTAAAGGTCTAACTGCTTCTTTGTCTAGGTTAACTTTTTCAGAGTAGAATTTAACAAGCCTATCCTCAACGCTTCTTACTTCTTTTGCATAGTCCTCAATTTCATCAGCAGTACCATCAACACCACCCATAGGTAAGTGAATCATGAATTGAGTATTTTCTCTTAATACTCTAGTATCTCCTGCCATAAAAATAACCGTAGCAATAGAAGCCACTAAACCGCTTCCAATAGTTTTTAATGGTAAGTTTAAGGATTTAAGATAGTTGTAAATATCAAAACCTGTATCAACAACACCGCCTTCTGAATTAATGTGAACATTAAAAGAAGTTGCTTCTGGTTGTTTTTTTACTTGGCTAATAACGTCGATTAACTCCACGCCTTTCTCCATTGGCATAGCACCAATCAATCCAGTAATATAAATGTTACCTTCCATATAACGCAAATATAAAACTAACTAACGTTAGTTAGTGCAACTGAATATTTACAAAAAAAACCCTAACAAATTAATGCTAGGGTTTAACGCTATTAATCAAAAGGGCAAAAATCAGGAACTCATAAACTTAACAATATTTCTTATTTGTGTTTCTGACAAATTATAAAAGTCAGCCAAATACAAGTAAGTTACCATTTTTTTATTATTCTTTATTTCGGTTAAGTATGTTTCGTATATTGTTTTCCATGCTAACAAATGAACAGGAAGCAACCCTTTATTAATTAGTATCAAGAAATCCTTATCTAGTTTACAAATAATTTCGTATCTGTTCATCCTATTGTGTAAGTTACTTTACCATCTTTGATACTATTAATTTTAATATCATCATTGCCAAATAATATTAAAGTTCCTTTTTGCGTATTACTCTTATAATCTAAATACAATTCAAAATAATTAGGTTTGTTTTCATATTGTATTTTCTGAATCCTACTAATACAAAAGTTGATAAACTCATTTTCAGTATTAAATTCAAAGCCTAAATTTTTGAGTTTTGATTTAGTTTCTTCTAAAATGTGAGTATCGTATTTAAGTATCAAATCATCAATAACTTTCTGCTCAATAACATCGGTTAATTTTTTAGTCTTATCCTTTTCAAATAATTCTAAAACCTCTTTGGATAATTTTTGTTTGATTGTTACCATTTGTTTAGATCACATTTTTCGTTAATACTTCTAATTTTAGCAGACAAAGGACATTGACATTCATTACATTTATGACCTTCAATTTCTTTTAATTCGTCTTTAACAAATATAAGTAATTTAGATTTAACATTACTATCACAACCTGAACAAATTTTAGCACGTTCTTTTGCTAGTTTCTCAGTAACCTCAGACTTAACAATAAAGTTTTGCCAACCGTTTAATATATCTTCTATCTTAGACATTTGCAACCGTTTCTACTTCTACAAAACTCTTAGAACCTCTTCTAATATCTTCAACAGTAACAATAGGTGCTTTCATATTTTGAATAGCCTGTAACAATTCAGCATTTGAACTTTCACTATCTGGTATGCTTTGTGTAATTATACCACCACCCTCATAAAATCCTGCTCTACTATTACCATTGCCAAAACTATTATTAAAGTCCATAAAAGAAGCATACGCACTACGATTTAAAATACCTATTCCCTCACCTCCTTCTGCTTCACCAATATATTTATCACCTGCAAATATTGGTACACCGCCCTGAGAATGTCTAGCACCATCAATAGAAGCAATTCCTCCCTGTTCAAATTTAGTATTAACACCAGCAATCTTAGCTACACTTACAGCTCCTTTTGCTGCTATTAAAACACCCTCAACAATACCTGCAAAACCTTTAGACGCTAAAGCTTTAGTTATACCAACCTGTATATTTAACCCAGCTTGTGCTAATGCGGCTGCCTTACCTAATGCACTTTCCTTTCCTAAAAAATCCGCAATAGAACCGAAGGCTGCTGCATTGGCTTGTATTTTTGCAGTGGCTGCTTCTTGTTCTATTTGTTCTTTAGCGTTAGCATATTTGTCTATTATTAATTGTTCGCTAGCCCCTTTATCTCTTGCTATTTGTAATTCTTTTTTCTTTTGAATTTCTAAGTTAGCAAGGTCTGCTTCTAATTTAGTTTCAAAGTTTTGTTGGTCTAATATTCTTTGATTTTCTAAATTTATTACATCAGCTTCTTTTTGAGCTTCGTCTCTTAATGTTTGGGCCTCTGCATTAGCTATTCTATTTTCTTCATCAATTTTATTTATAGCAGCATTATATTCTTCCCTATTAATAACACCCTCTGTTAACTGTTTTTCTGCAGATTCTTTTTGCTTTTCGCTAATAGCATTTATACGTTCCTGTTCTATCCTTAAACTTTCATCGCTAAAAAATTGTTCGCTATCAATTTTACTTTGGTTATTTTGTATAAAATCATCCAACTCTCTTTGCGCTTCATTAACAACTATATCAGATTGTTTTTTTGCTAAATCATTTTTAATATTTAATAATTTAGTATCAAATTCCGTTTGTGTTATATTTCTATTCTTTAATTCTGCCTTTAATATTTCCTCTCGCTGTTTAGCAATGTCTTTATCTAAATCTAATTGCTCTTGTAATGTTTTAGCTCTTGTGCCTTGTTGAGCTATGAATAAATTTAATAAATCCTCTTGCTTTTTTATAGCATTATCTGCAATTTGTTTTGCTTGTGCTTGCGCTTCTTTTTGAGCCTGTGAGATTACTCTAATTCCTTTTAATTCTTCATCTAAGGCTCTTTGTTTACTTTGTTCTAATTCTGCTTGAAGGTCTTTTAATTCTTGATTCCCCTCTCTTGACGTATCGTTAAGGGTTTGTTCTATTTTTAACCGCTCAATTTTTAGATTTATTACAGCCTGTTCTCTTGCTTCTGTTTCTTGTGCAATTTTGTTTTGCTCTTCGTTTGCTTTTAAACGCTCTTCTGTATTTCGACTTGTGTCTTTTGCTATACGGTCTAATTCTTTTATTCTGGTTAATCCTTTTTGTCGTTCTAAATTCAAACTAATTTCCGATTTTTCAATCTCCTTAGTTATACGGTCAATCTCTGCACCTTTAGCAGCAGCATCCGCAAAAAATTTACCTGTTTCTTTACTTGCATTTGTTATTTTTTCAGTTATGTTTTCAACACCTGTACCAACTTGTGCAAATCCATTTATTAAACCTTTTAAATCTCTGTTTTGTATAGCCTCTAATATAACGCCAAAAGCCTTAAATCTATTTATAAGATTGTTCTTTATAAAGTTTCCTAAATCTTCTATAGTCTTTTTAGGATTGTTAAAAGCATCAAATAAATTTTCTCCCACATTTTGAAACACACCTATTAAACTCTGAAAAATTGCTTTTAAAGGTCTTGTAACAGAAGTAACTGCATCAATACCTTTTTGAGTTGTAGAAAGAAAAGTAATCAAAGAACCTAAAGCCACGACAATAGCACCTATACCAGTACTTATTAAAGCTAATCTAAATATTTTTAAAGCCTTTGAAGTTCCACTTAAACCTGCCGTAGTAGCTTGAAGAGCTGATTTTGAAACTAATAACTGACCATAAAAGCCTTCTAACTGTTTTACGATTGTCGCTAATTGAGGACTAACACCCTGTAATGCGCTTTGATAGTTTCCTATGTTTATTTTTTGCTGTAAATATTGATCAGCATTATCTTTTATAAAATTATTATTAGAATCTAAAGCACCATTTAAGGCTTCTAATTCTTTTTTTCCTTGTTCGGTTGAAACGTTTGTTTCATTACGTAATTTGTTTAATAACTTGTTTTGGTTTCTTGCCTCTTGAATACTATTAACTTCTTCTTTTAAAACAGTACTTAAAAGTTCTTCTCTAGCAATAGCATCAGCAGTAGCTTTTGTGTTTTGGGCTAGTGTTTTAATATTTGCATTATACGCCTGACTTAATACTTTTAAATCTGCTGCATTTTGAACATACGCTTTACTAGATTCACCACCTACTCTAGAAAGTTCTTTCTGGTCTTTCTTTAATTGGTCTATTTGTTTTTTGATATTTGCAGTACTTTTTATAAACGCTTCCGCATTAATATCTAATTCTGCTATTACTACTCTTTCTGCCATGTTATACGCCTTTATGAACTCTAGTTACTGAAATGAATCTATTTTTATTACTCATTGTTGAATCAGGGTTTAAAACTATTACAACATCATTTGACATTACACTTGTGCCACAAGGTAAAGACCATGTAATACTAAAAGCATCATCATTCCCAGAACCTTTATTTAGTTTATAATTATAAGCCCTATAAACATCGCTTCCAACTTTTAAATTAATATCTATTGTTTCATTTGTACCCGGTGGAGTTACAAACGTACAAGCAAAATCAATTAGTAATACATCGTTTAAAGATACAGGAGTTATCTTTGCGTTTGCATCTAATAAACTTAAACCTCCATTGCTTTCAGAAGCGGTTGTTATTTGCATTATGTTTTCTGTCGCTCCTGTTAACGATACGACATTTGTTGTATCTACTTTACTCTCCCATCCTGTGGTAGAATATAACTCTGAAAAGTTATTTTTAACCTTTTCAAAAGCATCGTATAGATTCTCAGCAGAAGGGTCTCCCGCAAAAGTTCCGTTGTTAATTATTTCTTGTGCCATATATTTATTTTATATTGTTAAACCACTTGCCAAAACCTCGTCGCTACTTGCTAAAATAGTATCACTGCTAGCAGTTGTTAGATTAAGGTAAACCATTAGTATTAAACTATCTATAATTCTGTCGTTTTTTCTACCTTTAGACTTTGGTATATTTGCTAAAGATAAATTAATAGTACTCCAGCCTAAATTATCACACGTAACATTAAGCTGATTATTAGAAATCTTATCTACTGTTAAATCGGTATCTATTTCTATTTCAAAAGATTCACTATTAATTAATCCATCAATCCAAATAGTAACAACATCACCCTGATATGCACCTATGTAAGATTGATTATTCTCAAACCTTGCTTTTGCTTTTATGTTTCTTATTGTTCTCAATCGTATGAAGATAAGTTTAGTGAGGAATTTACATTACCAGCGTTTGTAATAATACTAACATTGTAAAATACAACCGTTTGCGGAAAGTTAGCAGTAATAGTGTGTAATATATCACCTGTTAAATCTGTTAATGTTTGAACTGTTTCAGGTCCATAAACTTCATTTTGTATAATGTCAAACGCTCTTATTCTTAATTCAGCAGTAGTTGGTGTGAAGTTGTTAAACCTATAACTTACATCTCTACTATGTGCAACAATTATATTAGGGTTTAATGTTTCTAATTCGATGTAAATAGATTCTACTGGAGTTGTAACGAAATCCTCAAAAACACCTACATAAATAATGTTACTTTGTAAACCATCATTATCCGTTACTTGAATCTCATACCATCCCTCCTCAGTAAGTAATGGATTACTAAACACCTCTTCAAAACTCGATACAGACAAGTTTAAAGTATCATCAATTTCAAAGCCTGTATAACCTGTTGGGTTCGTTGGGTCGCCTGTTATTTGTCTAAATTTAATCGTAGCACTAACAGCAAAATAATATAAAAACGAATATAAAACAGTTATCTTTTTATTTCCTGATACACCTTCTTCACTCGCAAAACCGAAGATAAATATTTCTCTATTCTGTTCGGTGTATACTATATCTTGGTCTAAGTTTACTTTTATTAGTTCACAATTATAAACACCCTTTTCAAAATAGTTAGGTATCTTATTTAATATAAAATTTGATGCCTCTTGTTTAATGTAATATAACTTAGTAAAGTCTAAATTATTTATAAACGCATCATCTATAAACAAATCATATTCTATAAGTTTTGCGTTGTTTAATATCTTATAGATGTCCTGATAGTACCCTTGTATAACTTCTTTAAAACTAAGGCCTGTGAATCGTTCCCTTGCGTAATTTATGACCGTTTCGCTAATACCTAAAAGTTCACTACCTACATTAATAATGTTAGTAATAAATTCACTTCTTTGTAAGTAAAATCTATTGCTTAATGATTTATAGTTTACGCTTCCATCATCTTTAATCTCTTTATCCCAAAATTTATAAACGTTTGTAGGACTGCCAATTAATGTAGTTTTTAATCTCTCAGGGCTAAATATAGCAGAGTTAATAATTGTTGTACTATCTTTTAAGTTGTAATTTATAATGTTAAGTTCGCCATCGTTATGATCTTCCTGACTATCATTGTACTTAAACTTCATTAAATTACGCTGCGCATAATTACCAATAATGTAACTCTCATTATTCTTTTTGCCAACTATATCACTTAAATCAATTACATCCTGAGTTTGCAACCATTCTTCATGCGTTAAAAACTTAATATCATTAGTGTACTTATCTTTAAAAGGAGTTAAAGACAACCTCCAAACAACCTCATTTATAAAATCTTTACAATCGAAATCAATTAAAGCCTGTTCAAAATCTACCGTATTACCCTCAACTATTTCTATAACAGTATCAACGTTTCCTGTTGCAATACTAAACGAACCAAAGAAACTTAAACAAAGAACGGAAAATTTATCTCCAGCTTCTAAGTTAAAATAAAACACAGTATCAAAAGACTCACCGTAAGTAAATGTTAACATCGGAGTAGCAAAGAAAGCAGCGCCCTGTTGACTAAGCCATAAAACTATTTCAGCATCTGTACCCGCTAAACCTGTTCTATTTATTGTACCTGACAAAGTAAACTTATACAAACCTGTTTCAAGCACGTTAAACGTGTTGTTAACTATTGGCAATGATAAACTATTATCGTTTGATATATAAGTATTTGAAACAGGCGTACAACCTAAACAAGCCGTAAAACTATTATCATAAAACACAGTTAAATCATTAGGTATGTCGTTGGTGTATGTTACTTGTGTAGTCCAATTAAAAGATTCAACTGGAGTTACTACTTGTGTTTCATCTCCTAATTCTTTTGGGTATGTTAACCATAAGTTTTGAAAATCTTGTGTATCAAAAGCATTACCACTATAAGTGAATCCAAAGTATGTAAATATCCTATCCCAAATATAACTAACAAGAGCAGAAGGTATTAGATAATCAATATTAATACCGCCGGAGTAAGTCATTTTACCATTGTAATCTGCAATGTTATAACGATATTTAGTTGTTGGATCACTCCAGCTGTCTTTAACGGTATCTAAGTTTTTTAAGTGGTTTAATGCAGGAAGTCCAACCTCTGCAATTTTTTTATTTTCAATAGCTTTAGTAAAACTTATATATCCATCGTAAATAGCAACGTCGTAATAATCATCAGTAGTTGCAAATACTTTACAATAACCATCAAATATTTCACACTCGCCATTTGAATTGTATAATTTAACTGTGTTCTTTTCGTATGTTATTGTTGACTGTGAACCTGTAAAACCTAATTCATTAAACGTAGATACATTCTTTTTAGTTTTAGGTAACTTTATTTTTTGCGTGTAGTTAGTTTGTCTATCGTTTAGACTTCCAATATCGTTGACTTGTTTAGTCCTTGCGATAGTAAAATTTGAAGGCAAATCAATTTCTATGTCGTTTATAAATAATCTCAAAGCGTTATATTATAATCTTTAGGTAGTTCAATATTAACTTTCAATTCTCCTTTGTCTTCTCTTGGTTGTTTTATGGTAGCTGTACTTGTATTTATATTAACTTCTAACCAATCATTAAAATTGTTTTGAGCAAATCTAACACCTGTAAATAAATATACTTTAGGGCTTGTTAAAATGCCTTTAGCTATATTCATGTCATTAGGTTTTAAATCATCACTAAATATAGTCCATGTATCAGCACTATCTTTTCCTAATTGTTTTGTTTGGCTTATAGTATCTTCTAAGTTAAAGAAGTCGTTATTGATAATTCCTAAAGAGCGTGTTCTTTTATCTACTTTGTAAAACTCATTAAACAACCAATAACTATATCCTCCATATTGATTAATCCATTTTAAATACACTCCACATCCAGCAGGTTCTTTGTGCAAATCTATAAAGTTATTGTCATCAAATTCAAGTTCATTATATCCATCAACTAACGGGAGATATAATTCTAAACTTTGAGTTGTATCTCCATCACTAATAACAACCCTGTTAATATTTTGTAAAAAATTAATGTTTGGTGTTGTTATAGCATTAGTATTATTTGTAATAGTTTGCGTTGCTGCTGTAACGCCTCTTTGTAAAGTGTAACCAAAATCAAAAGGATAACCATCCCAATACTTTAAATACCATCTGTTCGTAGTTGATATTTTTAAAGGGCTTAACATTAATCTAGCGTTATTTTCAACAGTCATTCCTTTTTTATAATTATAAGGCTGTTCAGAACCCAATAAAACAAAAGGAGTTATTTGTGTATCTTCTTCAAAACCATCACTAAAAGTTATATTAAAATCAATTTCACCTGTATAATATACTTTATCCCAATTCTTAACAAAAGTATCTATATCTAATGGAGTTACGCTTATATCTAAGTCATCTTGATAATCTCTTAAAAGACTTGAAATGTAGTTTTTAAAGTTAAACCAAAAAGAACCATCAGGCAAAGGATAAATTCTAATAGTTGTAAGCGTTGGAATCGTTATATTACAAAATGCAGTAGGTTCTGCGTAATTACTTGAAAACTCAACTATTCTATTATTTTCGCTTAACAACCATTTATCATTTGGTAATGGTGTAGTAAATGTAATTGCCATTTATATTTCTTTTATCATTTTAATAATATCCGTTGAAAATTCAAACATAGTAACCTCTCCAACTTTATCAATTATGCTTTGTATTCTTTTATCAGTTACAACCTCGCTAATTAAATCAACACCTCCGTAACCTTGCCTATTCCATCCCTCACGTGCTATCTTACGTGCAATTAGAAACGCTAAAGAACTAATAGATATTTCAATAGGAGTAATACCCTTATCTCTTATCCATTGTTCTATACTGCTTATTGGAGGAAAACCTCCAGCACGTCTGCCTGTTTCTAATTGCTGACTATAATTTAATCCAGTTATAACAGCGTTAAACGGACTTACTTGAACTTCTAAACTGTTTGCCCATTTACCACTAGCACGCATACCCTTAGCATCATAAGCCTTAATTAAATCAAGCCTTAAAGCATCAAACTCTTTTAAAAGTATTTGCTCACTATTCATACGATCTAAATTGGAATGTACAAATTAAACCTGTTAAATTAGCATCTAAGGCATCAGTAACATCTATATTGTCATGCTGTAATAAATCTAAACCATCACAAGCTATAAATTGTTTTTCTAAAGCAGCGTATAAAGGAAGTAAAGGCTCTATTCTAGTTGAGTATTTACTCTTGCTTTCATCCGTTCCTTTTTCATTAAAGTAGTTTAAATCAAAGTTATCACGTAACACTAGCATATACTTTCCTATGTATGTTCTAGTTCTAACACTTAACCCACCGTTAGATATATTACTAACACGTCTAACAGGTTCTAATAATAAATGGACCTTATCTTTACAAAAGTCATCAGGATTAGTTAAAAGGTTCTGTACTGACATTGTGCCATAACCAAAATACCATTCATTAGTAATGCAATAATCCTCAAACACTCTAACTATATCCATTTACTTTTTATACTTTAATTCGTTTACTTTCTTATCAACTTGGTATATTACTTGATTCATTTTAAGCAAATATATAATTTCTACATACTTCTTATCTCCGTAATCCATTGGGTAACCTCCGTATATTTTAGCCAGCTTATCCAAAGGCAAAACATCACCGAAATCATTTAATCTTTTACCACCTGCTGCATCAAAATACATACTATCTTCACCACTTGAAGCCAGTAATTTACTTTCATTCTCTCGCAAAGATACAAATTTTTCTATTAAAAACTTTTTTGTTTGAAAAAAATTTATTATAGGCACTGAAAAAAACTTATCATTTGTAATTCTATACGCTATTTTGAATAAATCTCTAACATCGTTTATACCTTTAGGATTTGATAAAAGCCTATTGCATTTTATAACATCGTTGTATGTAAGTTTGTTTAAGTTGAAGTTGAGCCAATCTTTAGAATTTAAAGAATCTAGTATAAAAGAGTATTGAACATAGTCTTTATTTTGTAAGTATTCAGATATAGGTATGTTTCTCATACTCTGATTTTAATATTATTCTTTTTATTTTTGATTATAGGATAAAGAGCATATCTTATATCGTCTATGTGATGATTGTTTTTATCATCAATAACAGGTAATACATCACCACTTCTTTTATCAATCTTATAAGAGTATAAACCAAACTCTTTAATAGTTTCTTTACATTCTGGATGAATTATAATTTTACTAAAAGACTTCATGTATTGAACACCATCCTCAATCTTTAACTTTGGCTCACCGATTAATTTTGGAAGTCCTTTGCGCTTAACATAGCTTATTGATTCTGGTCTAGCGTTATCTGCTCTTGTTATATAATTTTCAAAGTCTGGTATTCTATTAAGAATAAACGTTGCTGTATCGTCTAGCTCTAAACCAATCTTATTAGCTTCATATCTTATGTAAAGATTGTTACTATTATCTAAATAGATAACGTTTGCAGTAGTTGGATCTTGTGAGAACCCCCAGTCTAAACCCTGTAATCTGGTCCATTGTGGTAAAGGCTCAAAATAATCTACTTCATACTTACCTTTAAATACTAAAGCATCTGATTTAATGTTAAAGCCACCATTCCAAACGTGTTCGTAATCTTCTGGAGACATTCTAAGTCTATCAGAATCTCTTTCGTTTTTAAGTGTATCAGGTAGAAATGGGTTTTGTTCAGAATTAACATGAACCAATATCATGTCATCGGTTACTTTTGAAAAGAATTGCTCTATTGCGTCTGTTGGTAGGTTAGGATTCCAGCTAAACCATAACTCAGAATCTTCCATTCTTATCGTAGGTCTAAGCAATTTTAAAGACTTATAAGATAATGATTGAGCTTCCTCTACCCATGCAATTTTAAAGCCCTCTAAAGACTTTATAGATTCAGCAGTATGATCTTGCATACCTTGAAAGATAATAACACCATTACCCTTTAAACTTCTTATTTCGGTGTCTAATACATTGAAGTTGTCCCCTACATTTAAGTCCTCAATCTTTTGCTCTATTAATCTTTTAGCAGAAAACTTTAAAGACTTTTGAACTTCACGAATGCAAACCGCTGATGTGTTTGGATTTAATATTAACGCTTCTATTAACGCTTCGGCAAAGTAATGAGACTTACCAGAACCTCGACCACCTTTAGCAGCCTTGTATCTTTTGGGTTGTAATAATGGTAATGCCCATCTAGGCGTCTTGATTTGAAGATTCATCTACTATTGTTCTAGTAACTGATGTTATTTCTTTGCCCTGTGTAGTATGGTCAATATGTGTTTGGCTTAATCTCTTGCGCTCTTCATTAGTAGAAATCAATTTCATCAATCCCATTTGCAAAGTTGCATTATCAGACTTATACCATTTAGAACGCATTGAAACCTTTATATCTGTTTTAACTTTTGTTAATGCCTCTTTTATGCTTTCCGATTTTTCCAATTCATAGTCATAAAAAGTAGATGATGAGCATGGTAAATAGGCAATAATATCCTGTATAAAAAACAGTTTGTGTTTATCAATTGCCTCTAGTGCTTGTTTTTCTAAATCCTCTTTATTGTAAGCCATTATTTTAATCCTTTAAATGCTTTTAATGGGTAAAATACCAAACTGTTTCTATATCCATCCTTAAAAGTTGGTATTATTGGTGTTACTCCATGTACGTTTCTCCATGCAGGATAAACTAATATTGAGTTGTCTTGTTGCCCTATTGTTGCGTTGTAATCTGGTATATGCAAATCGCCACCTTTTGAATTGTGTTTCTTACATATAATTACGTTTACTGCTCCTACTATGTTACCTGTATCTCTGTGGAACGGTGCAGAAATATTATAGTTGCTAATTGAGCTTGTAAACAAATTACTAAATTTCCATTTATTAGGTACGTCTTTAAATAATTCGATTTGTTGTTCGTATTGCTTTGGTAGTATTTCTTTTATTAATTCTTCGCTTTCTTTAGCTAATAACAACATTGCTTTTATAAAAGTTTGTGCAGTTTCAACAGAATGAACGCTTGACCTTGAAGGGTATGGTCTTCTTACCATAGGTTTAGGTGGTATTGAACCAAGTATAGAAGACATTTGTTCTACTCCTTGTCCTATATTTGTAGCAGTGTTTTTAAATTTGCCTTTTACGCTTGAAATTCTATCCATTAATGATTTAGGGACATTCTTACTTTTAAATTCAGCATTTGCCAAATCAGCCAATTTACACATTTTTTCAGGCATCTTTGACATATAAAAACCTATTGGCTCACCGTCTGCATAAAAAATACAATCTTTGGTTACATTAGGCTCTATGTATTCACATTCTTTCCCTATTTTTCTGTTATGTTCAACTTTTATTAAGTCAATTCTTTTCATTTTACTATTTTTTTATAATGTAAAGCAAGTTCTTTTATCTTAGTCTTCATGTCTATTCTTTCTCCTTTCTTCTTTAAAGTAATAAAGGGATGCCATTCATAACACATTTTTTTTGCGCTTTCTTCATCTTTTTTTGCTTTGTATTCGGCTTGCAACCCACCTTTGTTTGAACCAACATCAGGACAAGAAAACCAATAATGGTTAAACCTCAAAATTCCGTTTCCATTTTTTATAGTTTGTAAAGCAAAATCCCTATCCTCTTTTAAATTAAATTCAGGTCTGTAATCCCACTTTATTTTAGAAACATTAATTAATACACAAACTTCTGCAAATTTTTTATTTATTGAGTAACTTGTTTTTTCGTGCCAAGCGTGTTGAGTGTAGTTTATACCAATTAATTCAAAAGGTAATTTTTTTGCTTTCTCTAGTATATTAAGCCAAATACTTGCGTCTTTCTTTATCGTTTTTCCGTTGTAGATGCCAAAAGAAGTTACATCGTCGTCGCATATTAAAACCCAATCGTATTCTTGATCCCTTGCGTAGTTTAGCATAAAATTTCTTACATACCCTATACCTTTATCATTCTCTAATATAGAGACTTTGTTAGGGACATTGTATTTTTCTATTTCTTTTGGTTCAATAAAATGCTTTACATCTATACCTGCATCTTGGAAGAGTTTGTAAGTTTTAGTGTTTGTTCTGCTTTTGGTTGGTATAAAACAAATCATATCTTATCCTTTTCGGATTTTAAATATTCCATAAACATACCACCGATATACGCTTCTTTTGCTCTCCAAAACTTTACAAGCTCATACGCTTCGTTGTAATGTTCTGATTCAAACTCTATTTGTATTGCTTTCTTGACACCGCTTGTCATTTCTTCTAACTGCTCTGATAAATCTTCTTCGTCTAATATAGAATAATCAACTTCTGCAGGTTGTTGCCACACATCCAAACCCCAACTTTCCAACTGTTCATTATCCCATTCGTTTGCCAATATATCCCAATCCCACTCACCGCCAGAAGTATTGTCTTTTATTAAAAACTCTCGCTGTTGGGCTTCTGTTAGGTCGGTTACTATTACAGGTATCTCTTTTATTCCAGCTTCCTTACAAGCCTTATAACGCATATTACCGCCTAATATAATCATATCTTGATTAACTACTATCGGTCTAATGGTTAGCATTTCTGGAAAGTCTTTAATGCTTTGAACTAACTTTTTAAACTTATTGTCTTTAATAAGCCTAGGATTGTTAGGATTTAGCTTTATTTCTTTTAGCTTAATGCTCTGTATTGGTGCTGCCATAATTGCAAAAGTACAAAATTAATTAATAACAAACAACTCTATACTCAATTTCTGTAAATAGTCCGTTAATATCTCCAGAATAACCACCTGTAACTAATTGATCATCTTCACAGTTTTCAGAGTATTCTATTTCAAAACCGTTCCAATACCAATCAGATATAAGATTTACGTTTAAAGATGTTCTTACCCATGTTTGCTCAAAGCAATTACAAGTATCAACTATTTGTATTTCTTCTTCTTGAATCTCATCTTTAGAACAGCCTATTAAGACTATTGCTAATATTAATAATAATTTTTTCATTTTGTTATTAATTTTAATTCTTTTTTTAATCTAAGGCATTTTGTATAATATTTTGCTCTAAGTTTTTTGCTTGTTTTTAATTTCTTTTGTAAACTAATACTTTTATCATAATACTTTTTTCTAAGTTTTTTATTGTTTTCAACTATTACTTCTTGGTGTTCAATCTTTTTAAGTAATTTATGATTTTGGTTATTTACAAATCTAAACCTTTTAACTATACCAATTGTATTAGATGATATTAAAAGATGAGCGGCGACATATCTATTATAAAGTTCTATAATTTCATTTAACTGCATAACATCATCATAATCCGGACCCATTGATT